CTTTTTAACTCCGGAACTGTTCAGAATTTTGAAACCGGGTAGAGTTGCGGCAATTCATGTTAAAGACAGAGTTTTGTTCGGTAATGCGACAGGTACGGGAATGCCAACAATAGAACCGTTTCACGTCTATACAATAGAGCATTACATAAAACACGGTTTTCAATATTTCGGTATGATAACGGTCATAACCGATGTTGTGCGTGAAAATAATCAAACCTATCGTTTAGGGTGGACAGAAAACTGCAAAGACGGCAGTAAGATGGGTGTAGGTTGTCCCGAATATATCTTACTGTTCCGAAAACTACCAACAGATACATCAAAAGCATATGCAGATGTTCCGGTGGTAAAGTCTAAAGATGAATACACCAAAGGACAATGGCAGATAGATGCACACGCATTCTATCGCAGTGACGGTAACAGACTTGTAAGCAAAGAAGAATTAGCTAAAATGTCACAAAGTGCATTGCAAAAATTGTACAAGAAATATAGTCGTAATAATGTCTACGACTACAAAAAACACGTTGAGTTGGCAAATGAGTTAGATAAAAACGGAAAGTTGCCGTCAACGTTTATGTTAATTCCACCTGCATCATGGTCTGATGAAGTGTGGGACGACATAAACAGAATGAACACGTTAAATACGCAACAGAGCAGACGGAAAGCAACAATGCACGTTTGCCCGTTGCAGATTGATATTGTTAAACGAATTATAAACCGATATTCAAATGCCGGCGATACGGTGTTTGACCCGTTTGCAGGATTATTTACTGTACCGTATATTGCGGTAAAAATGGGTAGATACGGAATAGGAACAGAATTAAATGCTGACTATTTCCGTGACGGTGTGGGTTATTTGAAATCTACGGACGAAGTAACAGACCAACTCACACTGTTTGATTTAATGGAAAGCGAGGAAAGCCAAAATGCAAGTTAAGTTTATGAGAGAAGAAATAATGAGGGCAATTAATATTGTTAATAGAGGTGTAACCAAAGATTCGGCTATAGCTTTGGGTGGCATTATGATACAGGCAAACAGCGATAATACTGTTGCGATAACGAGTTATAGTGCCAATATTTGCGTTAAGTATATTATGAATGCGGAAGTAAGCAGTGCGGGAAGTTTTGTTGTAGATGCAAAGCTATTTGATAATATTGCCAAAAAGTTTAACGGCGAGTATATAAATCTTGAT